ACTATCTATGACCACAAGCGTGGCGACTACTGTTACCACGTTATCGACAAGGTATCTAAGACAGAGATTGTCTACCGCCGTCGCAAGATGAGCCCGTGGGTGATCAGCCGGTACATGAAGGTGGCTGGCGAGATCTATGGCCGTGGCCCATTGATGACTGCCCTGCCCGACATCAAGACGCTGAACAAGGTCAAAGAGTTGCTGCTCAAGAACGCATCGCTGGCCGTGGCCGGTGTATATACAGCGGCAGACGACGGTGTGCTCAACCCCAACACGGTCAAGATTGTGCCGGGTGCCATCATCCCAGTGGCTCGCAATGGTGGATCCCAAGGCCCTGCCCTGCTGGCTCTGCCCCGCTCTGGCGACTTCAATATCAGCCAGCTGGTGATCAACGACATGACGGCAAGTATTAAGCGGATCTTGCTGGATGAGTCGCTGCCACCCGACAACATGTCTGCACGGTCTGCCACCGAGATTGTCGAGCGCATGAAGGAGCTGGCCCAGAACCTTGGCTCTGCCTTTGGCCGCTTGATCAACGAGACCATGATCCCCGTCACGGCCAAGATCTTGGAAGTCATGGATGAGCGTGGCCTGATCGACATGCCGCTGCGGGTCAACGGGCTGGAAGTCAAGGTCACCCCAGTGGCCCCGCTGGCCATGGCGCAAAACATGGAGGAAGTCAACTCCATCATGCAGTACATGCAAATTGCTCAGAGCTTGGGCACCGACGGCCAGCTGGTCATCAAGACCGACATTCTGGTGGACTACCTTGCCGACAAGTTGGGTGTGCCTGCAGCCGTGCGCAACACCGCAGCCGAGCGAGCCGTGCTTATGGAAGAGATGCGCAATCAACAACAGCAGCAAGCTATCGCACAAGCTATGGCCATGCAGGCCCAAGCTGGTGCCGGTATGCAAGCACTACCAGCCCCCGAAGGAGTAATGTGATGGATTATGGAAACCGACCAGACGGCGAAAAAAAAGGCATGGGTTACTTTGGCGAGCTCAAAAGACGCAACGGTGATGTGTCTACAGAGATATCTGTGGGCGTTGGCATGGACGGCAAAGAGCTGGAAATACCCTTGATAGTTCCAACCCTTACCAAGAAAGAGCTGAATTACTTATTGAGCACAGACGTAGAAAGCAAATCATTCTTCACGAATATGCCGCCATCCATTATGGACAAGGCCTATGAACACGCAAAGATGCGCATCAAGTCTGGCATGTCGCCATTTGCTGATGAAGACGAAATGATGGAGATGCCCGAAAAATGAGCTGGGAAGAACTAGAAGCCATTGGCCAGCCAAGCGATATCCGCGAGGTTGACCAAAAACGAGAAGACTTGGCCAAGCTGACGCTGCGGGTGTTTGGCTCAGAAGATGGCCAGAAGCTGCTGCAATGGTTGCAGCACATGTATGTGAATGTGCCCATCGCCGTGCCGGGCACAGACCCTTCTCACGCGTTCTTTGCTGAAGGGCAAAGGACAGTGGTGAGGGACATTTTGGTGCGGATTAACTCAGCAAGGAAACTATGAACGACACAGCAACCGTCGAGCCCGGTGCATCCGGCCTACTTGACAACGTGCAAGTGAATGACGAAGCCACCCCGACCAATCCCCAAGCGGTCGAAATCGACCACAAAGCTGCAGTGCCAGATGCGTTGACTGCGCCTGACCCTGATGATCCCTTGGAGCGGCCAGACTTTTGGCCAGAAAACTTCTGGAAGAAGGACTCCAACGAGCCCGACCTAGAAGGCATTGCAAAATCTTGGTCGGATCTGCGCAAGCAAATCAGCCAAGGCAAGCACAAAGCGCCAGCCGATGGCAAGTATGACCTCAAAGCCTTTGGCGAAGAGGCCGAAACCAACCCCATTGCGTCTACCTTGGCCACATGGGCAAAGGACAACAGTCTGTCGCAGGCTGCATTTGATGACTTGGTAGGCAACCTGCAAACCCAAGCGCGTGAGCTGATGCAAGGCGACATGGTTGACCCGGCTGTGGAGATGAAGCAGCTGGGCCCCAACGGTGGCGCAATCGTGAACGGCATGGTTGACTGGGCTCGCGGCTTGGTCAACAAGGGTGTCTGGTCAAAAGATGATTTCGAGGAATTCAAAATTATGGGCGGCACCGCTCGCGGCATCACCGCTCTAATGAAGGTGCGCGAGGCCTACGAAGGCCGAGTCCCAACCCAGAGCGCACCGCTTGAAGGCGCACCCAGCAAGGACGAGCTCTATCAAATGGTCAACGATCCACGCTACAAATCCGACCCCGGCTACCGCACCAAGGTCGAAAAGATGTTTCAAGCAAGTTTTAAATAATCTCTCCAAGGCAAGCAGTTGCCCTTTGACCCAGCTTCGGCTGGGTCTTTTTTGTGCAACATCCAAACCTACCTATTGCGTTGTGGCAAAAAAGTCATACAATCCGGCCAAGGCCCACCGGGCAACCGACCCTTACCGCAGTGGATGCTGACGATTGGCTGGCGATACCAGCAAGCATTCGGCCCTAATTTTTAGGCTCACCGTCGCGAGAACCCTGTTTTTTCAACAACCGAATGAGGTATCCAAATGAGCATTTCTTTAAGCAATGCCTTCGTTACTCTCTTCGACGCGGAAGTCAAACAAGCCTACCAAGGTATGGCAAAGTTGGTTCCGGCGGTTCGCCAGCGTCGTGGAGTCGAAGGTTCAACTGTTAAGTTCCCCAAAGTAGGCAAGGGTGTCGCAACTATTCGCGTCCCCCAAACCGATGTCACCCCTCTGAATGTTGCATTTAGCTCAGTCACTTTGACTTTGGCTGACTACAACGCAGCAGAGTACTCTGACATTTTCAGCCAAGCCAAGGTCAACTTCGATGAGCGCCAAGAGTTGGTGCAAGTTGTTGCTGGCGCTATGGGCCGTCGCCAAGATCAGATGATTCTGGATGCACTTGCCGCATCTAGCACCAGCTTGACCGTCAGCAATGACATTGGTGGTACAGACTCCAACATGAACATTACCAAGCTGCGCGAAGCTAAGCGCTTAATGGACAAGAACAATGTTCCACCCGATGGCCGCAACATCATCATTCACGCAAATGGCTTGGCCAACTTGCTGTCTGAGACCAGCGTGACCAGCTCCGACTTCAACAGCGTTAAAGCGCTGGTGCAGGGCGAGCTCAACACCTACTTGGGCTTCACGTTCCATGTCTTGGGTGACCGCTCTGAAGGCGGCTTGGCTATTGATGCCTCACTTGATCGCAGCTGCTTTGCATTCCACAAGGATGCAGTTGGCTACGGTGAAGGCATTGCCATGAGAACTGAGATCAACTACATCGCTGAGAAGACTTCTTGGTTGGTGAACGAGGTCTTCAGTGCTGGCGCTGTTGCCATTGACGATGAAGGTATCGTCAAGATCACCTGCCGTGAAACTTAATCTAGGAGACTGACATGGCATTTTCAAGCACTGGTTTTGTAACCGTATGCGCTGCCAAATCTGGCAATGCACCATCAATGTATCTGTACAAAACAGCAGATACCCAAGCCACGGTTAACACTGTGAGCTACTTTGACAGCATTGCATCGCTGTTGAAAGTCGGTGACATTCTTTTTGTCTATGACTCCACTACCCCAAGCCTAGTGTTGACTTACGTCAACGCTGTGTCTTCAGCTGGTGTGGTTGACATTGCTGACGGCACAACCGTAAGCGCAACTGACACTGACTAATTGATGGTCAGTTAGCTAGGCCATCTTCTGGGGATCCTCGGAGGATGGCCTTTCTCACATTGAGAGGTTCAAATGGCTGCTGGCGACACTGGTGTATCGATATGTTCTGATGCCTTGCTCCTGATTGGTGCCAAGGCTATTTCGTCTTTTAATGACGGCACCGACGAGTCAAGCGTTTGCGACCGACTCTATCCCGATATTCGCGACTCCACCTTGGTCATGTACCCGTGGAGCTTTGGCATGAAGAAGGTGCAGCTGGCTCAGCTCATCACCACCCCAACAACTGTCTGGCGCTACGAGTACCAGCTGCCGGGCGACAAACTAGCCAACCCCCGCGCCGTGTACAACAGCGCCAACTCCGGCAGCCCAGTGCAAAAGGACTGGGAAATCCAAGGCGACAAGCTGCTCACCAACCTGACCAGCGTCTTTATTGATTACCAATTCAGCGTGCCAGAGTTTGCAATGCCCCAGTACTTTGTGCAGCTGCTCAAGTACATGGTGGCTTGGCACATTGCGGAGACCATTACCGAGCAGCAAGACAAGTCTGCCAGATGGCAGCGTGTGGCCACAGGTGACCCATCTGAGAATGGCCGCGGTGGCTACATGCGCCAAGCCATGCAAATTGATGGCCAGAACAATCCAATGCGCATCATTGAAGACTACAGTTTGATTGCGGTGAGGAACTGATGCCACGCTTTGTTGAGTTCACCACCAACTTCGCTACAGGCGAGCTCGACCCATTGCTGCGTGCGCGGGTTGACTTGGCCGCATACGGCAACGCTTTGGCCAAGGCCACCAACGTACTGATCCAACCGCAAGGTGGCCTGCGCCGTAGACCCGGCAGCAAGCACATCTTTGCGCTGCCGCACACTGGCACCGAGTCAGCTGGCAACGGCGTGCGCTTGGTGTCATTCCAGTTTTCTGTGGACGATAGCTACATGTTGTGTTTTACTCACAACCGCATGTATGTCGTTAAGAGTGGGGTAGTGCAGTCCAACATCAATGGCAGTGGCAACAATTATTTGACCACCACCATTGGCAGCTCTATCGTTGACGATATGTGCTGGACTCAGTCTGCCGACACATTGATCGTGGTGCATCCAGATCTGCAGCCGGTGCGCATTACCAGAACCAGCGACACCGCTTGGACTGCCACATCAATCACGTTTGATTCAATACCCAAGTATGCATACGACATTGACTTCCACACAAACACTGGATCAACGCTGACCCCGTCTGCCGTGTCTGGCAATGTGACGCTGACGGCATCAACGACGCATCACGACTCTGGCACAGCGCAAGCTGGCACCAGCACGACGATTACCCTTAAAGCAACAGCAAGTGCGACAGATGACATCTACAACGGCATGTACGTCAACATCACAGGCGGCACAGGCTCTGGCCAAACGCGATTGATTGAGGACTACAACGGCACTACCAAGGTGGCGACAGTCGGCGAGGCCTTCACCGTCACGCCAAACGGCACAAGCACCTACACCACAACCACGTTTTCAGCTCTGTCTGTCAACCAATACATCAATGTGCAGCCGCAGGGTCGCGCAAGGATTGTGCGGTATGTATCAGCCACAGTGGTTGAGGTGGTGACAGAGTACCCCTTCTTTAACACCACCGCCATTGATGCAGGCCGCTGGGAGCTTGAGCACGGCTATGTGGATGTGTGGTCAAGCACCAAAGGCTGGCCACGCACCGTGACTTTCCACGAAGGCAGGCTCTACTTTGGTGGCAGTAAGTCGCGGCCATCCACGATCTGGGGCTCCAAGATCGGCCTGTTCTTTGACTTTGTGCCAAGCGAGTCGCTTGATGATGACGCGGTCGAGGCCACACTGGACACCAACGATTTGAACGTGATCACTGACATCATCAGCTCGCGTGACTTTCAAGTGTTCACCTCTGGCGGTGAGTTCTATGTGCCGCAGCAGGGCACCGACCCAGTCACGCCGCTGACCTTTACCTTTAAGAACGTGAGCCGCAACGGCATCAAGGCTGGCACTCGCGTGCAATCGGTTGAGTCTGGATCGATCTACATTCAGCGCCAAGGCAAGTCACTCAATGAGTTTGTGTTTAACGATACGCAGCTGACCTACATCACCCAGCGCATCTCGCTGCTGTCTGGCCACTTGCTCAAGGGGCCGCAGCGGGTTGCCCTGCGTAAGGCATCAAGCACCGAGGAAGCCGACCTGTTGTTGATGACCAACACTGATGACGGCACCATGGGCGTGTTCAGCATCATGCGCAGCCAACAGGTTACCAGCCCGTCTGAGTTCATCACAGATGGCTCTTACATCGATGTGGGCGTGGATGTGAACGCCATCTATGTGGTGACCAAGCGCACGTTCAACAGCGTTGACAAGTACTTCATTGAGCTCTTTGGCTACGAGTATTTCACCGACTGCGCGTTTGTTGGTGCCTCTGCGGGTGGTGTCGGATCTGGCCTGCCGCACATTGGTAAGTCGCTCAACGTGATCTGCGATGGTTCACCACAAGGTAATGAGACTGTAAGTGCTGGTGGCGCTGTGACCTTTGACCGCGAGTCAGTGACCAGCTATGAGGTTGGCTTGCCAATCACGGTCTACGTCAAGACCATGCCAGCCGAGGTCAAGCTGCAAACCGGCAGCCGGGTGTCGTTCAAGAAGCGCATTGTGGAGATCAGCGCAGTGGTCAACGAGACTCAGAACATGATCATCAACAATCAGCCGGTGGCGTTTCGGTTGTTTGACAACCCGCTGCTGGATGACCCAATACCAGAGTTCACCGGCATCAAGCGCGTCAATGGCGTGCTTGGTTACAGCCGCGAGCAGTCAATTGAGGTATCCCAAGACTTGCCGGTCAAGATGAACTTGCTTGGCTTGGACTACCGAGTCGCTGTTTTCTCAGGAACATAACATGGCAGTAGACACATCAAGATCAATGACTGGCGGCGCTGTTACTTACTTAATGAGTAAAGACTTTTCTGTTAGTGGTGGGCAGATGGCTGGTGTTGCCGGAATAATTAGCGCATATGGTGCATCAGAGGCACAAAAAGCCGCATCAATTAACCAGCAGACTAGCTACATGCTGCAAGCGCGTGACACGTTGGCGGTGGCCGAGGTGCGCGCTGAAATGTCAGAGCAGTACGCCACCATCCAAGCTGGGCGCACACTCAAGCGTGCCGAAATGGAAGCGCAAAACTACACGATTGCAGGCAATGGTTTACTTAAAAACATGAGAGCTACCAACGCAGCTATGCGAGCAAGAGCGGCTGCAAGTGGTGTTGTGTTGGGTGAAGGATCTATACAAGCGGTGCAGCGAGAGAATGTGGCGGCTACCATGCGTGATGTTGGCATTGCTGATCTGAATGCATTGACTGCGCGGGTCATGGGCTTTGAAGATGCCAGCGCCATGCTGCAATCCACGGACTACCAGAACATGATTAGTTTGTACAGCGCAAGAAGCCAAGCTGGCCAGCTCAGCTTTGCTGGCACTGCAGCTCGCAGAGCCGGAGGTATTCTTGCCGGGGCAACATTGTCCCAAGCTGCGGCCCAAGGATACAAAACAATTACGGATAAATAAGCCATGGCCACACAAAGAATTGAATCAGGACAAATCCAAATACGCGGCGCTGGCTCAGTGCCGATGGTGCAAGTGCAACCACAGCAGGTTGACTACATTGGGCCGCGTGTGGCTGCACAAGGCGCAAGCCAAATGGCGCAAATTCTTGATCGCATGAGCGCAAATACATTTCAAGCTGCAGCAGAATTGCGCCAGCAAGAAGGCTTGCAATTTGCTGCGCAAAACCCACTGACATCTCAACAAGTGCAGCTGGCTAAAGATGGCATCAACCCAGAAGGCTGGTTCATGGGGATAGATGGCCAACCTGCTCAAATACCAACTGTAAACGCGGCAGGCTATTTTGCTAAAGCGGTGGCCAAGGCTCGCAGCCTTGAGTTGTCTGGCCATTTTGAAATCGAAGGTCGCAATGAGCTGACAAAATTATTGGCAGAAGTCGAAACTGGAAGCATCAATTCCAATCAAGTGCAAGCCAAGATTGCAACCATGTCAAGCGGGTATGCAAAATCATTGGCCAATATTGATCCAGAGGCCTCTATAAAGTTTCGCGCCACTATGGCTACGCATGGCAACACCGTACTCAATGCAGCCTACAAAGCTGAGCTTGATCGCGCCAAAGCACAGCGTATTGCTAAGTTTGACTCTGACTTTGACAACACCACCAGATTAATTGAAGCCACTGTTTCACAAGGAAGCTGGACTGATGCTGATGGCCAGCAACGATCTATTGACGAGCTCGCTGATGTGTTCCGCAAGAATGTGCTGACACAGTCCTTGTTGCTGGGCGACAAGGCGCTGCAGACCGAATACAGCACCAAGTTTGAAGTGGTCTTGCGCAATGCCAAAATCAATGGGGTGACCAAGGCATTGATGGCTCCAGAAAATATGGTTGATCCAGATTTGACATTGAAAAAGATTCAGTCTGGAGATATTGGCGTTATGAGCCCAGTGCTTAAAAATCTGATCGTCAACGATTTTGATGCCGTGGCCAAGGTAACTGCCAACTTCATGGTGGCCGTTAACAACCGCAAGTCACTCGCTGATGGCAAGGCTGCAGAAGCCAAGAAGCAGGCAGAGGCGCAAGCCATTAACTTACTGGAACAGATTTTTCCACTGCAAGATGGAAGCCCCAAGAAGCAACAGCTTATTGCTCAACTCACTGCCTTGCCGGAGGGCTCTGTGCCCATTGGCACGCTCAAGGATCTATTGGCTCCAAGCGGTGACGGTGACGCGGCTATTAACTTCAACCTGATATCCGGCATTTACAACAACACCATCACACGGCCAGACCAAATCTGGTCATTGGTCGGCAAAGGCATCACCGGCAAAGATGCAGTGACGGCGCTTAAATTACTCAACAGTGAAGACCGTCGCGACAGCTCAGAGCTTGATCGCGGCATCTCTCAGCTTGCTGGCATTCCTGTAATACCCGGCAGCGTGGTGGTGATTGACCCTAAAGGTGAGGAGTTCAAGCGCCGCAACGAGCTGCAGTCGCAAGCATTTCAGATACAAGCCGCTGCTGCTGCTGAAGGAAAGACACTGACACCGCGTCAGATCCTAGCTCAGCTGCAAGACGGTATTGCCAAAACACGCAATACAGAATCTGCAAAAGCCGCAAAAAAATCGCTTGAGATATATGAAAAGTTAGACTGGGTCAACGGGCCAATTACTCGCGATACCTTGCCAGCTCTTGAGCGTAAAGCTGGCACAGACAAGAAAAAGTTGCAAGAGCTTAATCGCATCAAGCAACTACTCAAGCAAGCAGAGGGAGGATAGTAATGGCTTACAGCCCGATTGAAGACAAGTACCTGTCAGCTCTGACTGCTTTTCAGTTTCCTGACATGCCTGTTGAACCTGCAATGCCAGAGCAGACCATGCCCGGCAGACAAGAAGGCGATGTGATGCTGGCCGAGGTTGGCTCGCGTGGGTTGCCAGAGCAGGCTTACAGTGGCCGTTATCCAGACAGCATGAAAGCTATTGAGCCAACCGTGCGCGAGCGCTTGGCAGGCGTGTTGCAGTCCAGCTTTGAAGGTTTGGGTATGGATCGCTACAAGGCCCGTCAAAACGCACAAACGCTGATTGGCGGGGGTAGTAGCAACCTGCCGTTGAACATAGGCTTGGCTGACTTTGTGCCGTTCTTGGGTACAGGGTTGCAGACTGAAGAGTCTGCGATTATGGGTGGTGAATCAATTGAGTCTGCCAAACGCGGCGACTATGGCACGGCTGCATTGCAAGCTGGGGGTGCCGTGCTTGGTCTGGTTCCCGGAGTAGCTGGCACAGTAAAGGCAGGCAAGCCGCTGTTGCCAAAAGCTGGTGAAATGATATTGAACAGTATGGAAGCACTTGGCACGCCTGTTCGTATGGGAGCCGTACCACTGGAAAAATACTCAAGTGTTACCGCGAGCACTGCATCGAAGGTTGACAAGGGTGCGGTCAAACTGTCTGACAAGGTCACCAAAGGCCAAGTGCTGCAGCTTGCTCCTGAGTATCGCGTCAAAGTAACTGGCGCATACAAGCCAGAGGGCAAGACGCAAAACATACCCAATGCTGTCAACCCCGGCAACTTTGAAGAGGCTGCTGTCCGGCTGGATGATTTGGCTACGTCATTCCCTGATCCGCTGGAGTCGCCAGAGCGCTTCTCTGCCATGCTGACAAATGTGTACAACTCCAACGAGGTTCCGATCCCGCCACGCTGGATGATTGAGCATGCCAACGATATGCCCAAATGGTCGAACTGGTTTGGCCAAATGACCAAGGGTCAATTGGATGAAGCCAACCGTGGCTTTGCGGTGGTAGATAAATTTAAGCAGATCTATACTGATGGCACAGCAAGCCCTGAGACTACAGGCCGTTTGATGATGTGGGCCATGCTGTCGCGCCGTGCGTCTGCATACCCTCACGAATCAGGATTCCTTGATCTGGCTGAGTCAATGACCCCATTGATTCAGAAGGCGCTGCGTGGCGAATATGGCCAAGCTGACATTGATGCTGGCCTACAGGTAATCAAGCAATCAATTCCTTCTGGTAGCCCCGGCAACATGGTGACATCCAATGCCAACGACTTCTTGCGCACATTCTTGCCTAAGATGTCAGAGAAGCTGCCGGATGGTCGTACTAAGTTGCAGGCCTTGCATGACATGATTGCTGATCCAAACATGACTGGGCCACAGATTCGCCGTGCTTTCTACGGTCTGGCCCAAGATGTCGGCATCAAGAACAAAGTATTGTCCTTTGCCTTGCTGGTGTCTGGCCGCGAAGATGTCATGGTGCTGGATCGCATCCAGATCAACCGCCTGTTTGCTGGTGGCGAAAAGATCTACGATGATGTGGCTCATTTGTTTGATGGCGGTCCCGGACTGGCCATCTATGAAGGCTTGGAGCGATCCCTTGGCGCTCGCGTCAATCAGCTCTACACCAATGTTGGACGAGCTGATCAGGCCAGCTTGGGCCGTTACCATTGGGAAAGTTGGGTACTGTCATCTGGACAAGAGGTTGCCCATCCGACATTGGAGACTATCGTCAAGTCAGCCAAGGGTGAAGCTACCCCGTTTGCCAATGTGCCTGTCAAAGAAGGTCGCATGCATGAGCGTGCGTTTGGCATTAGCTACGAGCGCACCCCGGAGGGTGGCAACAAGTTTGTGTTTCCAACGTCCAAGGGTGATGATTACGAATTTACCAAGCCGGGACTTGATGCTCTTTTTGAGCAGGTCATGGACAAGAAAAACGGCATCATCCCCGCAGACTTTCCGGGTGTAAAATACTTCAGCAAAGACACGCTACCTGATGGCAGCACAAACCCGTACTTCGGAAAACCGTGGTACTCATGGCCGGGAGTCAACCGTGATCGAATCGACGAACTTGCCGCAACCTTCGGCACCAAACTCAATACCGCCAGCGGAGCTGGATCTCTGGAAGCAACTGGTGCAAGCCAAGCTGCCAGCGGATCTATCGGAGCCCAAAAACCTCCCGCAAGAAAACGAGCAAGCATAAAACGGGGCGGTGCCGCTCCAACCTCTGGAGCTGAATAATGGCCATTCAACAAAGCCCCCTTGAACAAAGACTTGGCCAGATCTTGCCGAGCGCTGTGCCCAGCACTCCTGCCGATCAGATCCCGCTTGAGCCAATGCCCGGCGCTGACCAAAGCGCTGATGCCGAGATGCCAATGTCGGCTGAGCTTGGCACGCCAGCCATGGAAGAAGGCATCCAAGTCGCTGGCCCAATTGATGCCGCTATCCGCAAACTGATTACCCGGCAGGCCACCAAGGCCGAGCGCAACTTGGTGCCAGAAGCCGCACGCACGCCAGAAGGCCAACTGCCAGAGGCAGCCAAGGCTGGCCGATTTAAACTGATCCCAGAGGCTGACCAAGTATTGACCGATGAGGTGGGCCGTGCTGTCAGTCGCCGTCAAACCTTTGGCATCACCCAAGGCAAGCCCGGCGGCACACCCGATGAGCCCTTTAACCTGTCGCGCTATCAGACCGAGGACGCAGCTGCCATTGTGGGCGGTGTGGCTGATGCGCTCAATATCAGAACCAAGGCCGTCACATTCCAAGAGATCAAGGACAAGGCAGCAGAGTCTGGCATCAGTGAGGGCTTCCTGTCCCGTCTGATCGGTAGCGATGGCAAGATGATGGCCAACGCGGTCGAGACTTACAAAGCGCTTGAGGTGCTGGAGTCCAGTGCCAACGAACTCGACAAGCTGTTTAAGATGGTTGACTCTGGTATGGCCACGGATGTGGATAAGCTCAAGCTGCGCCAGCAGATCGCCTTTCACGGCCTGATCCAGCGCGGTGTAAAAGGTATTCAGTCAGAGACAGCCAGATCGCTGGCTGTGTTCCGCATTCCCCGCGACGGCAACGCTGCCGTGGTGCGCCAAGTAATTGATGAGTACGGCGGTGACGCTGCCTTGTCAGATATGGCCAAGTCCTACCTGACGTTGGAGTCGCGTGCGGCTCGCAACTCTATGGTGGAGAAGTCAACCATGTCGGGCTTGAAGGATGTGTGGTTCACCACCTACATCAACGGCTTACTGTCCAGCCCTGTATCACACGCCAAGAACGTGGTGTCGAACACCACCTTTGGCCTGTATCAAATACCAGAGCGGTTGATGGCTGCCTTCTACAGTAACGTGCTGCCACCCGGCGTGCGTTCATTCAAGGCGCTGGTGCCCGGCAGCGAGGCCGACAAGATCGCTTACGACGAAGCGCTGACCATGATCCAGTCGCTACGCAACGGGCTGGTCGAAGGCTTTGATTTGGCCAGCACTGCATTCAAAAAGAATCAGCCCAACGACTTGATGAGCAAGATTGAGGCGCAGCGGGGCACCACCCTGCCGACCATCAGCTCGGCTGGCTTTGGCATTGAGCAAGACAAGTGGTTTGGCAAGGCCATTGATTACTATGGCACAGCGGTCACCATACCCGGCAGAATGCTGATGGCCGAGGATGAGTTTTTCAAGGGCGTGCTGTACCGCATGGAGCTCAACACCCAGATCACTCGACGCAGCAAGTCGATCTACCGCGAGGCGCTCGACTCTGGTATGCCGGAAGCTGATGCGCTGGCCAAGGCCGAGGCCGAAGCTATTAGCTTGTTTCAGAACCCGCCCCGTGATTTAGATGAAGCGGCTGTGCTCTTTGCCCAAAAGGGCACATTTACAAGCGAACTGCCACCAGCCCTCAAGAACCTGCAGCAGACGTTCAACCACCCAGCGCTCAAGATTGTGGTGCCGTTCTTCAAGACCCCAGCCAACATTGGGTTGCAGGTTATTGAGCGCACCCCGTTTGCCCCGCTGTCTTCGCAGTGGCGCGAGGAGATTGCCAAGGGCGGTGTGTACCGCGATATGGCTTTGGCCAAGGTGACACTTGGATCTGCTGTGCTGGCCACCTTTGCAGCTTTGGCTGGCGAGGGCAAGATTACTGGGCGCGGCCCATCTCGCAAGGCTGACCGAGATGCATTGCTGCGCGACGGCTGGCAGCCCTACTCCATCAAGGTGGGCGACAAGTACTACAGCTACAACGGCATGGAGCCAATCTCTGCGCTGCTGGCGGTGGCCGCTGACTACGCTGAATACGCCCAGCATGAAACCGATGCCAGCAAAATTGAAGAGGTTTTCCTTGGTGGCACCTACGGCCTGTACGAATACCTCAAAGAGCAGCCCTACCTGCAAGGCGTGGCCGAGGTAGCTAAGCTGCTTGGCACCACCCAGCAGGGCGCGGTTGATGGCCAGAAGGTTGTTGACGGTTTAGTCAAACAGTTCGGTGGCTTTGTTATTGGCGGTTCACCAGCTGGTGTCTACAGCTCTTTTCTGGCTGGCATTGAGCGCCTGTCAGACCCAACCAACAAAGATACCCGCGCCAGCCCAGAGCTGCCTATGGGTGTGCGTGGATTTGTTGAAGCGTTTAACAAGTACAAGTCGCGCATACCCTACTTCAACGCAGACCTGCCGGAAACATTGAACCTGTGGGGCGAGGCAACAAAGTCAGGTACAGGCGCAGCCTATGAAATGGTGCTGCCAACCCGCGTGACACCGCAGCAGTTTTCTGAGGTGGATGACCTACTGGTGCGTATGGGCTCACCCATTGGTATGCCTGACCGCAAGATCGACGGGGTTGAGGTAGACGCATTCCAATACAACCGGCTGCTGACCATCTACGGCAAAGAGCTGCCATCCAAGCAAGAGGTCTTGAACATCATGCAGACACCGGGCTTTGACCTGCTGTCGTTGGATGATCAGCAAAAGACAGTGCAGCGCGTGCATTCCAAGTACATGGATGCAGCCAAGCAACAATTAAAAATGGAAGATCCATCTTTGCAGGCCAAGATTGAAGAGATTGCAGAGCTGCGTAAAGCCAATGGGCTCTACTACAAACCCGATTAAAAACGTACAATTCCCAACAGGAAGGATTGCATCATGCCAGTGCCTATTAGTAACGTAACCCGCCGAGCAGTGTATGCGCCAAGTGGCGCTGGTGGCGCTGGCCCGTATGCGTTCACCTTTGAGATCTTGGCCAACACCGACATCGCCGTGTACAAGGACGATGTGCTGCTCACCTTGACCACGCACTACACGGTAACCATCAACGCGAATGGCACCGGCTCGGTGACCATTACAGCAACTGGCTTGGCGCTGTCGCCAACCTCTCCAACCCAGTACGCCATTGTCGGCAACCGCACCATTGCCCGAGCCACTGACTTCACAACCGGCGGCGACTTCTTTGCCAACACGCTGAACGACGAGCTTGACCAGCAGACCATCTTTGCCCAGCAGAATGCTGAAGGACTGCAGCGAGCTTTGGTTGCGCCTCAGACTGATCCGACCACGATTGACATGGTTCTACCAAGGGCGGCAGACCGTGCCAACAAGACGCTGGCCTTTGATGCCAATGGCGACCCCACGCTGGGCATCAGCGCGGCTGATATTGCCAACGCTGCTACCTATGCAACCAACGCGGCCAACAGCGCCACTGCTGCAGCATCAAGCGCCAGCTCAGCATCAAGCTCAGCATCAAGCGCCACCAGCTCGGCCAGCACAGCAACTACTCAGGCCAGCAATGCTTCGACCTCGGCTAGTAATGCCAGCACCAGCGCAAGCAATGCCAGTACATCAGCTACCAGCGCAACAGCGTCTGCAAGCACTGCAACAACGCAAGCCAGCAATGCCAGCACATCGGCTACCAATGCGGCAAGCTCTGCGTCTGCTGCCAGTACGTCTGCAAGCAATGCGTCGGCATCAGCCAGCAGCGCGGCATCAGCACAGACCGCTGCAGAGGCAGCCAGAGACTCGGCCTTGGCTGCATATGACAACTTTGATGATCGCTACCTTGGAGCCAAATCAAGCAACCCGACTCTAGACAACGACGGCAATGCTTTGCTTGCTGGCGCTTTGTACTACAACACCACAGTGCCTGAGATGCGCTTGTACACAGGCTCTGCTTGGGTGGCTGCGTATGTATCTGGCGCTGGGTTCGTGGCTCAGTCTTCATCCACGGGCGCTGCTTATATGCCAGCGGGTACTACTGGCCAACGAGATGGATCACCCAGTGCTGGCTACTTGCGATTCAACAGCACGCTTGCAAAGTTTGAAGGCTACAACGGCACAGCATGGTCTTCGGTTGGTGGCGGGGCAACAGGTGGTGGCGGTGACACAGTGTTCTACGAGAACACGCGCACCGTGACAACCAACTACACCCTCACAGCATCAAACAACGCCCACTCTGTTGGCCCCATCACCGTCAACAGCGGCATCACTGTCACCATTCCATCTGGCGCACGCTGGGTTGTTCTGTAAAGGAAAAATATGTCATCAGTAATTATTTCAGGAGACACCAGCGGGGCTGTAACAGTTGCAGCGCCTGCTGTTGCGGGTACAAACACGCTGACACTTCAAGCCGCCACTGCGACAAATGCTGTCAATACATTGGCAACAGCGGTTGCATCTACATCAGGCACTTCTATTGACTTCACAGGTTTGCCAAGCTGGATTAAACGAATCACTGTAATGTTTAGCAATGTGTCAACAAATGGTTCAGCAAATAAATTATTGCAAATTGGAACAAGTGGGGGAATTCAAAGTACAAGTTATGACAGTACCTGTGCAATTGCTGGCCCAACTACTTCTGGAACTTCAAGCACTGCTGGATATATTTTATGGAACTCAGCGGCATCCGAAGCACTATATGGTCACGCAATAATTACGCATATGGGTTCTAATTTGTGGGTGTGTAGCTCAACTTGCAGAATAACTACAAGCTATGTGCAAATGGGCGGCGGGTCTGTGACACTTTCAGGCACATTAGACCGCATACGCATCACTACAACCAACGGCACTGACGCATATGATGCCGGAACAGTCAACAT